CTTTTTTAGCATGGCTTGTAATAATTACATTCATGTCTAATCGTAATAATAGCTGGATTAATCGCTTCATTTCGCGATTCGCTTCACTATAATGCCTGCCAAATTCCGTACCAGTGGCGTTTTTGTCTGGCGACAACGCTTTTAATTTTAATGCGCATTTATCCACGAGATCATCATATATATTGGTTAGCGGATCTATAACCAATGTTTTATAGCCATGGGCATCTGTTAACAATGCTTTAACCTCAATTATTAACTCATTAAAATCTGACGTTTGAAAAACTTTTGCGCCACTTTCAATAAGTTTTTTAACATACTGATCGTTTTCAGTGCCCCTTTCAGTATCTATTACATAAGGCGCTGGAAACTGAATCGCCGCCGTTGTTTTACCTGCTCCTGCATCTCCATAAAAAAACGCTTTAAAACGTTTTTGTACAGCCGTAGGTTGTACTCCTCGTAGTGCCATGTTACATCTCCTTTGTTGTTTAATAAATCCATTTACTGGCAATGCCTATGCCATATATTATCTCTAGTGTAGTATAAAATTTAATCGAAAGAAAGCGTATTCATAAACTTATCAATGACTCTTTCACAACAAGCCCTTGGAGCACAGATAGCTGCTCTCGAATAATTTTTGCTTGCGCCATGATCAAATCCGCTCTTAAAGCGCATTCAGGACGAGTGACTTGTTCAATCCGCGCCGAAGCTCTAAGCATCTTTCGCGCAATGTCATGTGCCATAAAAACGATATTTTTATCAATAAGATCTTGACTAATGCCACCTATATGATGCATACTTGCCCCCGTTCTTAGTTGCGTGGATTACCCCTGGTTTTAACTTAAGTTCAGCTCGCAGGTTGATAGTTGCGCTGTCAACCTGCCCAAATTCCTTAAGCCATTTCTTTATGCGATTCAACAACTTTACTAAATTCGCTATATTCATAATACCTCCCATTTTCTTCAAGATTTTTAAAATAACTGTGCTCAAAACCTCTGATCCACTGCGAATACTTGCAATGCGATTCACAAATGTAGCATAAATAAAATTTTTTTATAACGCCATGCTAAAAAAGAATATGGCGACGATATGAAGGTTTTGGGTAAAACTTTTGATTGCTATAAAAAAATGGATTACCCATTTGATTTAGTTATTGAAGTACAGAAGCGAGGCAAAGATCGTTTTGGAGTTGTTAAAAAGTCTCGTATTGAGGCGTTTGAAGAATTAGAATCTTTCAAATTTAGTTTTGAAGAACTATCTAAGCGGTACGGTTTGGAACAAATTCAACGCGATCCAACGCCAGAAAAATTGGCAACAGTTGAGCAAGTTGAGCGAATGAAACATTTGGTCGAAGTGCTTCAGATTCCAGAGGAAACTATTGACAAATGGCTTGATAAAGCGCAAGCGAGCAGTTATGACGAAATGTCTGAAACTAACATTGCCGCATGCATTAAGAGCTTAGAAGAACGGATTAACCCAAAGCAAGGAGCTAGATAATGAAGTATCAATACGAGGAAATACAAGATAACAAAAGTAAGTTGCCAGCCGGATTAGTTGAAGGCAAAGCAAATTACACAATTTTAAAAAGTACGGATGGGGTATCTAAGTCGAGTGGCAAGCCGAGAATTGAGTTTCACTTGAAACTTTGGGATTGTAATGGTAAAGAAGTGACAGGCTTTGATTACTTATCTGCTAATGCGCCCTGGAGAATTAAGTCAGCCTGTGTTTCGGTTGGCCATCCTGAATGGTACTCGCCAGAGGGTGATTTGCCAGCAGAAAACTTTTTAGATCAATCAGGTTTGTGCACGTTCTATATTGAGAAAGATGATAAATATGGCGATAAGGTCAAGATTAAGAAATATCTTCCAGCCGAGGCTGTTGAAACCCAAGCTGATAATGATGATTCGCAACTTAATGATGAAATACCTTTTTGAGGTAATATAGATAAATTGCGCCGCGAGATGAATTGCGGCGCAATAATAAAATGAGGGGAAATATGGCAGAAGCAGCGGTATATTTAAGAGAATTAATTAAAAGCGAGAGATCGCAAAGAAATATAAAAGAAAACTCTACCCTATTTGCATTTTGCGTAGTAAGCGGAATGATGATGCAATCGAAAAATAGTTTAGCTCCCCCAGCTACTTTTTACCGCATAATGGATGATTACGATGAAAACTCCATTAAACATGATTTTTTAGCTTGCAGCGGCGCACTTATGGCTGCATCTATGGAAGTGATTTTAGATTTGACACAACAACTCGCCGCCTCTGAACTAGCCCGTAAAAATCTAGAGGCATTGATTGTTAACGGTGAGCCAAAATGAAAAAACTGATTGATGTTACAGAGGCGGATGTTGAAAAACTAGCATATTTCAAAAATAAAGACTCTGAGCGCTGGGAATGCGGCATTCTGTTAGGCTTTGGGATAGGTGAAGCAGTTGCATTGGCTAGAGATAATCATGCTTTTGCAATAATGCCTTTTGAAATGGCTAAAAAACATAAAGAAGACGAAACCATCGACGACTTACAAGATAGGCTGTTTTTCTTGGCTTACGGCGACCGAAATATACTAGCAACCCCCGACGAAATTATAGAGGTGTGAATTATGGATGAATGGAAAGCAGCGGGTAGAATTATGACAAAGTTTAGTAATTATTTGGCTCATAAAGGCGTAAAGCTCGAGCTTGGCGAAGCTTTAGAGATTGGCATACATTTAATACTTGTCGAGGAAAACCATGACACAACCAATTAATCAAGATTTTAAGATTTGCGGATATTGTGGCGTTCGATTTAGCCGAGGGTCTGCTGAAGCGGTTTATCAATCGGGCGCTGATTTTTGTCGACAAATTTGCGCTAATGAATATGCTTTTAAAGGGCAAGACTCAGACGTCGATGTATCCTGTTTGGGGCATCCTGTTGCTATAGAAGGTGGTTTTTTTGATGAGGAAAATATTTCTCACGGCATATTAATGGATTACTTTCCAAATTTTAAAGATTACAGATATTCCATAATGTATCGATGTCCTCGCGGCGATTTAAAATGGACTATAAGACCTGACGCTAAAAAAATCCCGCGCCACGATTACACTGGAGCGCCCGTGATCGATGTTAAAAAAGTGCGTGAGACTTTAGAGAGATTGGAGCAGAGCAATGGCTGATATAACTATGTGTGAAGGCGGCGATTGCCCGTTGAAAGAGAATTGTTATCGTTATAAAGCACCGGTAAGTGAATATCGCCAAGCATATTTTATGTATCCGCCCTACGTGGATGGCGAATGCAAAGAATTTTGGAGCGTTGAGGGCAGAAGATTGGAGGGGATGAAGTGAGCGAGAAAGAAATTGTGATAATGCGTGTCATATCGCTGCTTGACAGCGCACAAGCGCTTATGGAAAGGGCTAATAGTTACATAGATGTGGATTTTGGCAATTATTCTTCTGAATATGGAAATATTAACTGTGCAATCTATGAAGTCGCGCAAGTTACAATATGGCTTAAAGAAAGAATGCAGGAGCAACCACAATGAGAGAGATTAAGTTTGCCGGCTATAAAGACGCGAATGGAGCAGAAATTCGTATTGGTGATATTTTGAGAGGTAAAAATTTCGATAGTGAAATTACAGAATTTGAAGTATTTCAAGAAGAAGAGGGATTCATCGCTAAAAATAAAAATGAGATTTATGACGTTTCTGCTTCAATATTCCATGAATACGAAATTATTAGAAATATTTATGAAAACCCCGAACTTTTGGAGGCGAAGGGATGAGCATAATTTGCCTTTTATCAGGCGGTCATGCGTGGCGCGAAATCCAACGATGTGATTTTGGCACATTTTCAGAAGCCGTGAAGGTCGAGTGTCGCAAATGTTTAGCAAGAAAAACGGTGATTATTGTCGCTGGTTGTATAGGGCTTTAAATAACTTAAAAAGGAGGATGTTATGAATGATGAAATATTTTGTTATTTATTTGGGCATAAACCAATGAATACTAGAAGTAGTTACAGATGCTGCGCAAGGTGTAAAAGCTACTATTATACCCGATAGTCTCTACTATCGGGTTTAGTTAAAGCGTTGGATTAATTAACAATTTTAGGTAATTGAAAGCAAAGGGGAAATTATGAAAGGAAAAGTAAAAGAGCTTGATAATATTCATCTTCTTACTGTAGCAAGCGACTGGGAACAGCAACTTAAAGGTTTTTTAAATGATGATGGAACATTGCCTCTTAGAACATGCGCTGAATATGATGCAATAGATCCTAGTCTACTGAGGGCTGCTTGTCATTTTTATGCAAGATATTGCTTGCCAACTGTAGAACTAATTCAATATTTAAAAGAATTAATTGGTGATCAAAAAGCAATTGAAATTGGTGCGGGTTGTGGCGATCTTGGTCGTCATCTGGGAATAATCATGACAGATAGTTTTTTGCAAGAACGACCTGATATAAAGTTTAGACTCAAAGCTATGGAGCAACCAGCTATAAAATATGGCAGAGATGTAAAATCCTACGAAGCTTCCGATGCAATAAAAAGATTTAAGCCAGACATTGTTATAGGCGCATGGATTACTCAATGGATCGATCCTAGAGCACCAGACCAAGGGAGCGGTAGTCCGTGGGGTGTCAAAGAAGAATTGATTTTGCATCATGTTAAACGCTATATTGTTATTGGTGCGGATAATGTGCATAGAGACAAAGCCATCATGAAATATCCGCACCAGAAAATACCCGCCCCCTTTGCGCGCTCTCGCAGACAAGATAACTTTATTTGGATTTGGGACGGAATTACAACTAACCAGGCTTAGAGGAAATTATGGGCGAAATTACTACCATAACATATTATTGCGACGCTTGCAAACAAGATAAAAAGTACAGAGAATTTGTCACTAGCGAACGCAAACTAATAAACTTTTATAAGCCCAATGTTTTTAAAAATGTTGATCTAAGCATAAGTTTCATAAAAAGCACAAGCAAGTATGACGATGAAAAAAAATGCTGGATTGAAACTGAGGCGCATGTTTGCTATCCATGCTTCATAGAAAAAATACAAAATGTTTTGTTTGAGATTAGCAAAAACCAACCATCAACCGGGTGAGGAGCAGATAATGAAACTTAGATATTACCCAATGTATTATTTTATGATAGTTAGCTTTATTGCGGTTTTTGTTGCAACGTTCTTTTTGCCGAATAAGCTAGCTGAATTAATTATGATTGGCGGTGCAGTAATGGCGGCTATAGGCTGTGCATCTTGCATTGGATATGGTCATGGCTACAGAGACGGCAGATTTAAACTAACACGTGAGATAAAATAATGGAAAATTTGGCAAGTGAAAATAGTGAAAATTTAGATATAGTAACGATTCTTTACAGGGCGCTGAATGATGCGCGATTGGCTCTTGATCATATACATGCTTTTTCTAGTGGGCAGATTGAAAACCACCCTTCGCCTGCGGTGGTATATGACAACAGATGGACAGCAAAGAATGCTTTAGAGGATATTGAATTGGCGCATAAGCAATTAGCCAAGATTGGATTCGCTTCAGATCAGGTAAAGGGTGGCTATAATGTTTGCGGCTGCGCTATTCACCCTGTGCAAAAATTAACAGACAAAAACTAACATCGCGTTAGTGTGGAGGTGGACGGTGTCAACAGGCGATATAATTTTATGCGTAATTATTGGGCTGCAAACTGCGCTAACAGTATTTGTGTGGTATAAGGCTGTTAAGCGCAATAGGTAAGAAATTCTTGATCAGACAACAAAATAACGAGGTGGAGTAATGCCATTCTATCGCACAACATTTTCATACCGGATGAAAAATAGCTTGCGTGAAATTGATAGAATCTACGAAAACGGGATTGTTTGCGCAATCAGCCCTTACCATGCTCAAGAAAAAATAATACGTGATCTAGGAATTGATAGAACGCATATTGTGTCTGCGCGTTTAGATTCGTGCGTTCCGATTGAACCCAATAAGGAGATATATATACCAATAAACAGATATTTAGACGGCGGTTAAAAAAACCAGTGATGAACTGCGCCCCCGAATAAGAAGGCAATTGCATAGGGGGCAATTTTCCACGCTGCATCTATTGCGCGATCTATAAAGTTTGATTTTACGGTTTCTGCGCCCTTTTGTTGCGCTTCTATAATACTTCTCGCTTGTTCTTTCAATTCAAGCGATTTGATCCTATCGGCAAGCGCGTCATGCTCTGCTCTTGTGACAAGCATTTTTATTTCGTTTTTAAGTTCTTTAAATTGATCTCGAAAGAAATTTGCTAGCGTTTCATCCATTACCGCTTGCTCCATAAATTAAAGCCCCACAACGCGCCGAACATGCACCAATATGATCTTAGAACTTCTTGCGGTACGGCATATATAATGTTTTGAAAAAACGCAAATGCATAGCATGGTTTTAGCCCAGCGAAAATAATTACTGCTGTAAGTGCAAATATTGAAAAATCCTTTAACAAAATATTGTTTTTATTCACTCTGGCAATAGCCACTTCTTTTTTATCTTCCGCTTCTGCTTGTAAAGCAAATTTCTGATTATCCGAAATGTGATCTTGAACAAGCGCTTGCTTTTCAGACGATTTATAACCAAGCCATGCTTTAACCGTCTCTATTGCTGCCATAAACCACATATTACAGTCCCCACTCTGTGGCAAAGTAGGCTTGACTCGTCGTTACTTGAGCATCAGATAGAACCGGCCAAATCGTCATTTGTCGAATGTACGCATCTACACCTTGCGGTGCAAATATTGTTCCCGTCTGACCCGTCAATGATACAGTTAACGCGCCATTATTAGTCGCGGTGGTGGTGTTGTTGAAAAATATTTTTTGTGCCGCGCCATTGACGCGAAAAAATATTGTGAACCAACTTGTATATGGATTTGACGGCATATTTAATACTAGACGACCGGATGTCGGATGGTCAATCGCCATTTGAGCATAGATAAAATTTACAATTGTGTTGACTGCGTAAAAATCAAAATGGGGGTTGACGGCGGTGATTTTACAAACCACACCAATAGTATAGTCATTGCCTATATTTAACACTTGCGAATTACTGACATCATAACTGCAATTTAGGGCGCTTCCAAATTGCCAAGCGGGGTATCCGTCAACGCTTGATCGCCACGATGCGGCGGTTTTGCCGCTGCTGAGCGGCATTGTAGCCGCTACGATCGTATCGTTCATTACAGATTGAGCATAACCATCCGCTGGTAATGTGCCGTTATTTAGAGGATTTTTTGCGCTCCAATTATATACCGGAGAATTTGGGGGATTGGGGTTTGCAGAAGATGCTTTTTTTAAAAATCCTGCTTGACTTAGCATATTATTTTCCTTTTATGCAAATGCTTGACCGCTGATCACAGTGTTAATATTTGTGCCGTCATAAAGGCCTGTAATTATATCAACCGCCCCATTGCCAGTACTGATAGTTAATGCAGTTCCGCCAGGCCATTTAAATTTATTACCGAATGCCAGTGTTTTAGCGCTAGATGCTTGCGTAAATTTCCACGTATAATATGTGCCAGTAACTAAATTTGTTGGGTTAGCTAATGTAGTATTTTCTGTAAGGGTGTGAGTAAAAATATTTGATAAGCTTGCATCAGTTGCAATACTATTACTTGTGCTTGTTAAAGCAACAGGTGTCACAGATTGAGCCTTTGTAAATGTGTTTGCTGATGCTAGCGAAGGTTTGGCGTCTAGTTGAGTTTGAATGGCTGAAGTTACCCCTTTAACATATGCAACTTCAGTTAAGCTAGGGTATGTTGCCGTTGTTAATGTTTGTAGTTTTTTACTAGCATCCGTTGCAACTAATTGTGACGCGCTTGAATTGGGTAATGCTAAACTTGTAACTGACATTTCACCAATTGAATTTAATTGTGTACCAACTGCATGACCTAACACTTTGCCTGTTGTGTCGCTAAAATACGGCATTTCATTAGTTGTCGAAGACGCTGGACCGACAACATTGCCAATACGGATCCACTCTGCATCGCCGCCGAAAGCACCGCCAGTCTCGCACCACCATAGTTGCGGAACAGGCGAAGTTCTAACGAGACCAAAAGAACCTTGCGAATACCCTTGAGTGTAGTCATTGCTGCCGCTTGGCGGTGTTGATGTTGCTACATAAGTTTTACTTTGAAACTCCCAGCTTGAATATAATCTGATATTTGTTCCATCGGATATGAAAGCGTACATTGAATCAGGCGCATTAAGGAATAACGGATCGTACCATGTGCCGCCTACAAAGCTGATTTGATTTACGTCGGTAGTTTTTTGTATATAAACCACCTCCTGGGAATGCCCGACAGCCGTTGTAAATGTTATAACTACATCACCAGCGCTAGTGTCGACCAACAAAAATTCGCCCCATGCAGCTGTTGTGTTAGATGTTACTATTCTGAAACTATCAATTCCTTTTGTTCCTTGAGTCCATGCGCTCCCAGTCCAATAGTAAAAACATTTTTTTGATACAACGAACACATTGCATCCCGCAACTAAATTTGCTGTAGGGATTGCAGCTAATGCGGTCAAGTCTGCTACTGGTTGGTTAATTGTTACGTTATCTAATACTGGCATTTTTAGCTCCTTGCTTCATAAATAATTCCGTTTCTGTCGCGATAATAAAATATTCCTCTGTCGGTATATTCGTCGCCGACAGGAGTTGGCGGGAAATTGCCAATGACTAAGCCGGTGAGTAAAAATAGGTTCATAGTTTCACCATCGCATTCATAAAGGCTGTTAATTGCATATTGTTATGGCCATCAGCGGAACCATCATAAGAAACAAGATCAATGCTTTCATTTGTATAGCACAGAGTATCGCTGCCCGTTTGAGCTAAAGGAGCGTCTGCCCTATAATATTCATGATTATGCGGGCCATTTTCATCCGTTGACATGGCATGAAATTGTTCGCCCGTGGTAACGCCATTAGAGAATGGCAAGTATTGGACTCTCAATGTTTGTATACCTAATCCCGCATCTGTAATGTTTATTGGTATATTTAGTGCCGCATTCGCATTCGTTGTGGCTAATTTAAATTGTCCCGTAGTTAAATCAACTGGGATTATGAAATAGCTTGTGTTTAATGCTAGCGGGGCAGGTAAAGTTCCTGTCGTTGTAAAGCGAACCTCTGTGCCAAGGTAAAAATCCAATTTCCGCGTGGCTGACATAATGCATATGTCGTTAGATGGATCGGCAGTAAACGTTAAATTAAGCACCGGCTGGCCAGCAATTGCTAAAGCACGACCTACTACTTGCGTTAATCTAATAGCTTTTAATGATGTCCAATCTGCCTCAGCCGTTGTTCTTGTACTTAAAGCGCCAGATGAGTCGAATATAGGGCAAACATCATTGGTAAAAGTGGCATAGATAAAATTAAATAAATTTTGTGTGTCTTCATTTGCACGAGTGGTAGCACCTGAGCCTTCATCACCAATAGTGCCATCATTCGCCATAACCCACGTAGCATCTGCGGTTGTTTTTAGAGTAAGCTTAGCATCCCCTGTAGTGAATCCTACTTCGGTTGACTCTACATCTTGTGCGATAATATAATAGCTGCCACCATCAGATATTAATTTTACGGTATCCCATTGCGTTCCAAGAATTAATTGATCTTCACCATCAATAGTTTCACCATCAGGTGCACTAATAATCACCTCGTTGACACTGTTATCGACTTTTTTAATATAAATTTGAAATCCATTTGTGGCCACAGGTGCTGACAATAGATCATATGTAACTGGGCCACCGGCAGCATTCACTAAAAATGTTTTACCGCGATCTGACAATTGACTCGTATAATTTTCATCGACCAGCACACAGCTTGTATCGGTAGCATTCAGCATGGCAATCGTTGCAGTTAAGCCGGTCCAGTCTAATTGCGTGTAGCCAATGATATTATCGACGGTATAAATCGGGGTGCCGGATACATTTTTTAGAACGAACTTATATGCACCCTGAATAAATATGTTGACTGTGCTGACGCCATTGGCATCTAGAGTAATAGTAGTAGCATTGGGTGTTGAGCCAGTTGCATCTTGATAGGTAACTTTAGGTGTAGTGGTAGTTGCTGCATAAGTTTCCAGCGTACCAAAGGCTACAGGTGCGCCGTTAACCCAGGGGGCTATAAAACGAGGATTAGGTGCTAGAATTGCCATCGGTTTCTCTACTTTGAAGATTGCTCAAAGCAGCGATACCGCCGCGTGGAATGTTGGCTATATTATAACCCATATTGGGTGCGCTGACAAGATTTTGTGCAATTTGCGCATATTGATTGCTAGGTGCAGTTTCCACCATTGGAGTAGTAGATTCCGCTATTTTAAAGTTTTGTTTCAATGGCCCGTTGAATCGACGGTTAGCTATAAACTCTGACAGAAGATTGCCAAAATAAGGGATTTTTTGCATTAAAGGGCGATCCATGAGGGTTTTTACAAGCCAATTTTCTGAAGGAAGTTTTGCGCCCTCACCTTTGGACTCGTAACGCTTCATAATGTCCATGAGGTTTTTGAATTTGACATAAGATTTTTCATCGCCTATTAGCTCTTTCATGCCATCACTGCCTATCTTGCCAGTAATTTTAGATAGCTTTTTAAAGTTTAAAACTTGCCTATCGCCTACAGTATCAGTTGCATCATTAAAAACCTTCTGAAATGTGGTTTGACGCAAATTATCATAAGTCGCTTTACCTTCTGGGCCACCGGCTTCTAAAGCACGTTTTATCTTGCCTAAACCACCTGCCGGAAGCTCGTCAGAAAAGATCTTGCCTACAATTTTTTCTGGTTTAATTTTATCAGTATCAATGGCTTTCTTTTTTACAATATCCTGTACGATGTCCTTGCCTTCAAAAAGCTGTCCTTTAAATATTCGTTTAGCTTTGCCTTCGGCCAAGAGAGATACAGCTTCTTTCGATGCCCCATCCTTTGCGGCCATATCATCAAACGATTCATAAATTGAGTCACTTAATTTTTTATAAGCAGATTTTATCGCCGGATCTTGCGACATTTTAGCCTTCTTCCCGAGATTTTTTGCTACATCCAGTGCTTCTTTAAAAGTCGGTGGCTTACCAGTTTCTTTACCCTGGGCTTCATAGGCTTTACGTAAATTAGCATCGTTAGGATTTTCAAGAACATCACGCAAACTTACTTTTTTGCCTTCTTGCGCCCCGACACGATTAAATAATTTTTCGGCTGAAGGTGGCAGGCTCACATTGGCATAGTTTTCTTTAACATCAGCAAATGCTTCCCTCGCCTTTGATAGCTCAACGGGCGAATTATATTCTTTGGTATTTTTTAGCTTCTCGTAAGTTGCACTTACATCTTTCCCGATTTCTTTTTCGACACTTCTCAAGTTTTTTTGAATTTGTTTTCCACTTTCTCTGATTGATAAATTATTACCTGGGATACCATTAGTTAAATCTTCAGAGGCGCGAACAACTTCTTGCTCAAAATTCTTTTTACGCTCTAATAACAAACGCCGAGCATCACTTTCAGGGCCAGCGAGGATTTTACCCTCTAGTTTCTTAGCTTCAGGGTTTAACATGCCTTCAGTCATATTATTAATGCCAAGCTCTTTGGCTTTAGCAACCGTTGCAGCCCCTTCTTCCGCGGATGCTTGGTCTCTAAAACCTCTATGTGCCCCAATACGCCCTAGCGCACCAAAAATACCGCCCAACCCCCCCCCGATTAAAGCGCCGCCAGAACCATAGCTAACTATATTAGAAGCGCGAGATTCATTCGTAGGATCGTAATTTACAGCCCCATATAAAGCACCTTGTTGTGCGCCACTTGCCGCGCCTTGTAATGCACCGACTCCCATACGTGTGCCCAATGAAGATCCTGCTGTAATAGCCCCTTTTGCTACTTGATAGCCTTTTACAGGGGACAAGACGGATGAGCCAACAAATTCACCTGCTGTTGTAGCGATAGGGTGCGCTTCAGATAATGCCGCTAATTTTCTGTCTTCAGGGGCATTTGCAACATTAGTTTCTTCGGTATATTGCGCCGCAGAGCCTTCCGGTACAGCTCCTATTGCTTCGCCACCTTTAAGCAATAACTGTTTTGCACCCTGACCAAGACGTTTAATGGTATGCCCCGCCGCTTCACCCATTGCATAAGATGAGCCGCCAAATTTTGCCAATAATTTGTTTTTCTTATCTTCCTTAGCGAGATCATCCGCTTCTTTTTTCTTCGCGCCATAATCTGGATAATCACGAGCAAGGATTTCTTTTGCTTTTTCCGGTGTCATTCCGCCAGATGAAATTGAAACCGGAGTGGAATCTGAAGGGGCTTCTTTTCTGCTTGCTGAACGTTGTGCACTATCACGCGAAGGGCGATCATCATAAATTTGTGAGTTGGAAGGCTCAATATCTTGTGGCAAATTAGGATTAGCAATAGAGTCTTGCGGCTTATAATCTGGATAATTTTTTGCTAATATTTCACGCGCACGTTCAGGGGTCATCATTTTGATTGTGCTGCCATAGCTGCAAGTTCATCAGGAGTATAAGTTTTTCCATCATCATCACGGTAAGAGTCGTCTTTTTGTCTTCCTGAGACTGAAACTTCAGATTTAGCATTGCCAGCACCCTCAATTGCTTTATCGTCAGTATATTTATCCCATTTTGTTAAATTATCTAAATTTGGCTTACCCGTTTCAATATCCACCACAGGATTGTCGAGCATATATTGATTCCATAACCGCTCAATTTTACCCGTATCAAATACGCCTTTATCGACCATAGTGGCATAATATTTTTGATATTCTATATCGCGCAATGCAAGCGCTCGCATTTGCTCTACTAATTGTCGTCTGGCAGAAGGTGCCATATCAATATTTGGATTGGATGATTGAACAATACCCATTTCTTTATTTGTGACGCGTCCAAAATGCTGCTGTGATAATAAATCCAATGCAAGAATGTTTTGCCATTTTTCAGCACGTTGTGCGGCTGGCAGCCCCATAAATGCTTGCATCTTTCCTGCTAATCGACCAGTTCCCATAGCCATTTCTTCTGCTGATTTTTCAAAATTATCTAATGTATTAATAGTTTTAATTGCGGCTGAGGCTTGTGCATTAACCTTCTCTTGCTCTTTCAATGTATTTTCTACTTTAGTTTGCGCGACTTTTAATTTTGTCTGCATCTCTGGGGATTTGAAATCGGCTTCTTTCCTTTTCGTCTCAGCATTGTAATCTTCTAATGCTGCACCACTTAGATAGTATCCCTGCCCAACCATTGCTGCCGCATTGGAATCATACTCTTGCGGCCAACCGCTTATATCAATTCCTGACTTTTTCGCCTGTTCAAGTGCGTTTTGATAAGCAATTGGCTTATCTTTTTCTGGTGCATGAACCACAGATCCAGTATATTTATTCATCATCTCAACATCAGCAAATTGCTTTTTTTGCTGTTCTTGTTGTTGAGCTATTTGCGCTGTTTTTAAATCAGATTTCAACTTGTCCTGTTCTAATTGAAGTTTTTCAGGAATGAAATCTTGTTCTAAAGCTTTATTTTGAACATCAATTCCTTTACTGGCAGCGTCTATTTGAGATAAACGATGCGCATCATCTTGCTCGCGAGATTTCATTGAAAGCTCAAGAACATCTTGTGGCTCCATTCCATTTACTTGCTGAATGGGGCGCAATAATCCATAATTCGGTGCAGACATCATATTATTTTCCTCCAAAAAAACCACCGCCAGGTAAATTTGTTTTTCCGGCAATGCCGCCAGCTAAACCACTTAACGCATTCCATTGAGCTTGCTTACCTTCTGCTCGTGCTTGACCTGCCGCCATAGCCGAATTGGCATCACTAGCCCCAACACCTGTTTCATAGCTGCCAATTGTATTTCCGCGCCAACGTGCTAAATCAGCAAGATTTTGACCTTTAGTTTGGCTTCTATTAGCCGTTTCATTAGCTAATTGATGACCTAAACTACTTAAACCTTGCAATCTGTCTTGCCATCTACCAAATTCTTGATTTGCAAGCCCTTGGCTATATTGCAAAACGCCTTTAATGGCAGCGCCAGATTTATTAAGACCGCGCGACGCTGCACTATTATCTACGCCACGTAACCCTTGTTGCATAGCGAATTGATAGCCAGGTGTTTCTTGATAGTTTTCATAACTTTGATTTTGCGCATCCTTGCCTAAAAGACCAAGACTTGCTAGATAAGCTTGATTGCCTGACTGATCGCCAGCCAAATAAGGATCAAGATATTGCATCCCTTGATCGTAACCTTCATTGATATCTGTGCGGCCAGTATCATAAGAGCTGTTAATTTCGCCCATAGCCCTCTGAGCTGCTTCACGATAAGCACCTGCTGCTTGGTTGGCAGCATCCACTTGAGCACCCGCTGCGGCTTTTGCACCCTGAGATTTTGCAAATGCACTGACGGCCATCCCTCCGGCGACTATTGCTGCTGCTGGCATTTTCCCTTCTCCATTTGAAATATCAATAAATCATGATAAATTTTATTTTTTAAAAAAGCTTCTTTATAAACCCCAACACATTTAAAATTATGGCGTTCAGTAAGTTTTATAACATTCGTTCTATATGCTGGCACGTGAGTTAATATTTCTCGCGCATTGGTGTTTTTAAACATCCAGCTCAATGCTTCTTTGCAAATATCATCCGTAAATACTTTTCTAAAACTATTTAAAATATTTACATGAATCACATATACGCCACGAGTAAAAGGCTCAAATATAATCATCCCAGCATCTACATCATTAACAATTGCCCTTAAGCAAATATTTTTATAAGGATAAGTGGCGGGTATTTTGAATTCGGATTTTTTAGTATCATCTTCAACAGAGATTTCAAAAATTTCATCTGCTAATAAGATTTTTTCTACATCGTCTTTACTAAAGGTTCTTTTTACGAGGATTTTATCCATTCCACAATCAACCCATTTTGAACGATATCATTATCGCTCGTGCCTGTACCCGTTACTTTAATCAGTATCGTATTAGTTGTGGCTTCGGATGGTGAAGCGGCGGATGAATAAGCACCAATAGAGCTTTCATCGCTAATGATAGTGGCAATTGAGTTTTGAGCTGACGCTCCTGTCCTTAGAACAGTCGCTTGAATTTGCCAGCTTTTGTTGTTGGCGGCCACGGCGCCAGTGTCTAAAATTGTAGCAGAACCGAAGTATAATTTCAATGTTTTATTATTGCTATTCGATGCATATGTGCCAAACGCTGTGATTCTAATCCCAACAAAATTGGTATTCATCGCATTAGCAACCATTGTAAATGTCATCAAATCGGTTTCTGAAGCACCAACAGACGGGGTGGAACTGGAATTAAGGGTTAAAACTGAAGGCACATCAGCATATTCATCCGCCGATCCCACTTGAACTTTCAAAATATCCGCTTCAAATGATGCTGCCACAGCATCCCCTAAATCAGCCTCTATGGCAACGAGTTCATTAAGTTCAGCGGTTGAGTCAGTAATTGCAACGCCTTCAATTTCACCGCCTGTAATCGCCACTGAATCAGCATTTTGAGCGGCCATAGTGCCCAGATCTTCAATCGATGCCTTTCCGTCTAATTGCAACTGAATATTGCCCGTTAAACCAATGCTGTAATTTAGCTCCGTGACACTTGCCCTCAGTCCAACCAAATTGGGAATCCAGCTATTATAGCCACCGCCACGAAGCCATATATCATAAAGCCAACGCTTCATATCACCTGGTGTCATATCCTCCCAAGGTGGCTCAATGACTCGAGCATAAAATTCAGGCTCATCAGAGATATGAGGATTAGGGGGTCTTGGTCTCGCTAAAGTTCTCATCGGTTAATTTCCAGCATTTTTAGCCGTTCGCTTGCTCGCTTATGGCCAACGCCTACTCTCAAATCTGCTCGCAACGCAATCATCACTACTTTTACGGGATCTGTAACACGAAAACGCGGTACCCAATCCCTTGCTTTACCAAGCCTACCCCATTTAATACGTGTGTCAGGCTCTCCAATAGCACCCATTGAACGCCAACGCTCGGTACCGAAAGTGTGTCCGTTATCTTTTGAAATATCGAACATAATTTGCGGATCGACACCTTGACCAGTTGCAAGCCCAACACCTGTCTCAGCGCACAATTCCAGGTTGGTGAGAGATGACAAACTTAAATCATCGCTTGAATGAGGGCCAGTTCGTTCACGCAACATATAAGTACCATTTTCGGTTTCGTTATCAGCATCAAGCTCATAAATATTGCCTGTAAATGCATCCCCAACAAGGTGCTTACCAAACGCAAAGGCATAGCAGTTAGACCGGTGACGACCATAGCGGATTTCGTCTGCTCGCGGAAATGGATTGCTCAGCGTGGACGTTCTTTGATGCCATTCTTGCTCAACATGATCAAACACCCAGGTTGCATCAGCACTAGGAAAAGTCCACACGCTAAATTCATGGCCTCTGATTTTATAGGTGTAGCTTATGACATCATCGATTTTTTCATAACTATTAATAATAAACTCAATTGCTGGTGTGCTTATTACATCTGGCACAAAGCCTTGTGCTCTAACAAATTGAGCGTCACCATCTTTATTTCTGGCAAGCCAATTAATAACCCCATTGCTTGATTTTGTAACGCCCCAAGGCGATTCACAGCCATATTCGATTAATAAACCTTGACGACGTTCAAAAAATGTAGTCGTATCACCAGTGTTATACCATACCTCTGCACTACGTCGATTGAATAACCATAATTCTTGATGACTTGATACGAGAGAGACTAAATCATCTGGCGTACCAGACAAGGAATAAAAATCAAGTGGATCAATAATCTTAAAATTATTAATCATTGTTATCCACCAAATATTGCTATTGGGTTGGATATAAATCCCAAAGCCATCCTGATAGCCGCTGATTCTTGGTGCTATAAAATTCTCGTCGGTAATTAATTCAAACTCATCGTCTACGGTGCTGTAAACATATCCTGCTAGCCCATCCACAATCCATACTTGCTTCGGATCGTTAACCCAGATACTAACGGGGCCAACGCCTGTTTTTAAAGTCCCCTTGGCGACATAGTTTGCATTGGCATCCACAATATAAAACTTGTTGTCAATAACAACATACAGGAGATTGTTCATCTCAAACATACCGCGAACAGAATTGCCTGTTTTTTGCAAGAAAAGTGTCAACCCAGGCGACGGGAATAAAGCGGATGGATATTTACCTCCATGCTTGTCACGCTCAGGATAGAGATTAATGCAAGTTTGCGCATTGAGATTTAAAGAGGAAGATCGATATGCTCCGCCTACTAATGCTAACTCCATTATGGCACTCCACGATAGTCTGGCGTAATATAAACCGAACCATCCTCATCATCCCATGCCAATGCCTCAGCCTTGGTCGTTACGGCCAATTCTTTTAAAACACTGATTTGCTGTTGATCTTTTTCATACATTGGTGCTCCACGCCATGCAAGATTATGTGTAATTGGCTCTAGCCATTCCTGCGGAAAATCCACATTGTCGCTAGCTTGCAGTACGTCAGCAAAAGGTCTAGAGTAACTGAAATTAATAATATCTGTTGCCAGCGCGGGTGCTTGCCAAACATGCAAATAGCCAGTATCGCGTTGTTTATCGTAATACCATTGATTTACATAGCCCTGATCGAGCTTATTTGGTAAATTCAAGTAATCGATGCGTGATCGCATGGTCAATGGCACTTCTTGAAATTGATAAGGGTCTGTACTTGTCGTTGCTGGATAGCCACGTGTAGCTTGCTGAATAGCAAGTGGTCGATAAATTTTTGTCGTGTAAGAATATATTGTAGCCTCATCATCAACGCCAGAAGTTAATGCGTCAGCAATAGTAAGTGAGGTGCCATTAATAATCGATGCGATAGTTGTCCATTGACGATATCCGGTTGATAAATAGATGCCGATATAGTCATTGACGGCCATGCCAGCAGTTGAATCGACCGTAATGGTTGTGGCACCACTTGAAATATTGCCATTAATGAAAGTAGCAATGTAAGAATTTGTTGCGTGATCGCCATCAACATTTAGCTCATACTTAATCTGTCCCTTTTGCAAGAACAGTGTGCCAAGCGTTTCAGCCCACAAATGAATACCTTGCGCTTCCCAGGCTTTAATCATTTTATTAAGTATGGTAATCATGATTTGGGAATCATCAGGCTCAACAACTTCACCAGGTGCGATAGCATTTAACGCTATCAGTGCATCATAAATGATTTCATCGCGGGTTTGGTTGTAGCTTACATTTGTGTTTATAGCCATGATATCCCTATTCAATAAATATATCAGGGCCTTCAGGTCGTGGAATAGGTACGTTTTGCCTGTCAGGAATGCCGCGAATTAAATCTTGTGGCTGGCGCGGATCCCAATCTTTATTACAAACAAACAAATTATCCCAAGTCATCCGAAGCTCTGATGCCTTGTATTTGAAGCCACACCAGTCACATATCGCGTTATAATCGCCTTTTATGTAGACCTGGCGAGATTTACGCATCTAACTTTTCTTTTTGATATAAAGTACAATATGGCCAGTGGTAGGTGTTCCAACCATGCCATCAGTACTCATAAGAATATCGCCCGTTTTGCCTGTGCCAGCATTGTTCACGAGGCCACCTACAAACTCATAACAAACATCTTGCTCATAGTTTTTAGATAAGGTGATTATAGGAACATTGGTATCAGCATCCCATAATAAATCAGCATCAAAATTATTTAAACTATATTCAATTCGCCAAATCTTATTGCTAGTGTTGCCACCAATATAATCAGACGCATTGAATATGATCGTATTGGATTCATCACCACTGCCATCTCCGGCAATGGTGATTTTTATGATCGTGTTGCGTGTGCTATCTAATATAACTTGCGTACTGATCGTGTTAGCCATAGATCACCTATGCTGCTGCAATAGTTGCGCCAGAACTCAATCGCTCTAATTGAAAATAAACATCCACTGTACCTGAGCCAGTACATGCGGCAACAGTTGATTGAATTTGGAATTTTTTGCCACTTTCAAGTACTGTTGGGATGCCTGTTACAGATGCATTGCCTAAGTAAATAGTTTTATTCGCGCCCAAGTTAGCCACTGTTTCAACTAAAATATTAGCCAAACCAGAAGTATTATTGGATTTAATTTGAACGTTTGTGCCCGTAGCAAGACCTGTACCATCAGTTTTCAAAATAACCGATTTGACGGCTAATTCACCACCTGATGAAACTCCAGTAAGATCAACTGCACTTGCAGATAAGATCGCACTTGAAACCATAGTTTTTTTAATCCAGAACGTACTGCCAACTAAAAGTGTGCTTACGTTAGTCGCGACAGCACCAACATCATCTGGGGCAAGAGCTGCTGCACTACCACCGCTGATAAATGCACCTGCTGAACCATCAGTAAATGAAGCCCACCAAGTTGAACCTGTCACTGTATCAACAACGTCACGGGTATAGTTTGTAATTCCACTTGTGAACATATAACCTGTTACGGTAATATTGGTACAAGCAGTCGTCAAAAACTCAACCCATGCCGTACTAACAACACCATAACCATTAATATTGATATTGGTATTGCTGCAACCCACTAAGCGAACACCATTAACAACCGCATTACCTGCAATAAAACCACGGTAAGTCAAATTCACATAACCTTTATCAACACCAGTCAACAATATTGCACGAGCCGCTTCAACCGCAGCAGACGTATCTTGATGTTCATAATCCAACCACGGGTTATCGCCCGTTACGGAAACTGGATTTAATGCACCATCAATAGCCGCAAGAACAACAAAGTTTTCCATAGTGGCATTATCAGCAGATACAACAATAGATGCTGAAGTGCTAGTTGAAACAGTAAATGTAGGTCGATTTGTGCCTTGACCAAGACCAATGATTGAAACACCTGCGACATCAACGGTAATTGCACTAGCTGATGCAACCGTTTCAGCATGTCCTGGCAACATAAATATAATATCGCCTTTATCTGCTCTACAACGGCCGATAGCATAATCCAATGTGGCAAACGGAGCTAAAAATGTTCCAGTGTTGCCATCACTGCCAGTTGTTGAGCTGACATAATAAACGGTACCAGGGTAAGTATTTAAAACAGGTATCCCACGGATAGTAACGCCGTTTGGGAAACCATTAGGGTAATTTGACATGGGCATTTATATTCTCTCCTATGAGCTATTTAGCCCCTAAAGAGGGGCTGATAGCTTAATTAACTATGCACCTGCTGATGCAAAACCTTGTCGCCAGTTACTCACGCCGAATGAATAACGTTCGTAAGCTTTAAATTTCGCATTTTCAGTATCGAAATCATTGTCTTGCGTAAAGTCAATTGCTACACGGTTATAATGTTTGAAACCATTTTGACAATCAGTTAACACGAAGAATGCATCTGTGTCAGTTAAGTAATTATTTATAACAAATCCTTCTGGGAATTTACCTAATTGATACATAGCATTGATATCGCGATCTGCTGTTCCTGGACGATCTGGATCACCCAAAATACGTTCAGCTTGATATTCAAGAGCGGCTGGAATTGCAAGTTTGCGAGCATTTAAATTAATACGTAAGCCACGTGAATCTCGAGCATCTCTAATTTGAATCAATAATGATTCTAAAGCTGCTTCTGATAAATCCGCACTTGGAGTAAGAACGTTTGACTGATTACCTGCTGCTGTTGGATGCGCACTATTGAAAATAGAAACACCATCGCCACTTAGCTGACTTGTGAAACCTAAATTGAAGATATCAGCGCCAATATTTTCTTTAGTTTGATTCATTGAATTAGCCAAAGCCATTGTACGTTGCGTACCAAATTTCATGTATAAGTTATCGTCAATTTCTTCTTTAGTTACAATAAAACCAAGACCATATGCAACATGCACGTAGCGACTGATAAAACCTTGCGCCATACTGTCATAATTTACTGCTTGACCTTGATTTTTAACTGGAGCCAAACCTAAGCCTACGATTTCAACATCTTCTTCGTAGTTCTTATCTGAGCTTTCAGTCATAAACAACTCTGACCATTGTTGAGGGAAACGAGCATATGTATCTCCCCATACTGCATTTAACCCAGGCCATAATAACTTGGGAAAATTACCTGTTGAAATAATTCCTGACGGCATAATCTACTCCTTATACACCAGTGGTGCCTTTAAAAGTGTGTTCGTTAAACATACACAGCACTTGCGTATATGCACCAATTTCATTTCCTGCTAATTGCGCTACTTCAATAATACGTACTTGTGCAGTGCTTGCAGTTTTAGTACCTAAATCTAAGCTCATACCAGAGATGCCCGTACTCGTGCTTCCTGCCGCAACTGCAATATCAGCGTTTAAGCCAATATCAGAAGTACTTAAAGTGCCGTTAGTTACTTGCATATTAAATAAAACATACGGATCAACGTTGACATATACCACTCGTTCAGTGCTCGCTTCGCGATATAAATTTGAAAGATTATCGCGATCTACTTCAAAAGCTTGAACCGCGCCAACAGTCGCATCACCTGCGGCAGCTTGGATTACATAGGGGATACCAGCAGAATTTGATTCGCCAGTTAATTTTACTAAATCGTTTACGAACGTTGCTGTATTGTCGCTTGAAGGAATCACAAATTTACGAACGCTGGCATTAAAACCAGAGTTTGCTAAATTCCCAAGTACTTGAGCGCCGTAAGGTGCATTTCTGTTAGCCATATAAACCTCTTTAAAGTTAGCGTGTATCGCTCTCGTTCACAATTTTCACGTTGGTGTGCAACTGATTCGGAGGCGTTAAAAGTTCTTTCATTTCCTGTTTTCGCCGATCAGCTTTCGCTAATTGGTCGTCGTTATAAAATTCTTCTGGGATTTCCATTAAGACGATGCGCAAGCCTTTTGTATTACAGGTTTGTGTTACCACTGTACCTGTGCTTCCAGCATTTTTTAAGTCTTCAGAACCCGCGATGCCACCTGCATGATCGTGATAACAAACATTCCAACCTGCTTTTTGAGCTTGAAGAATACGATTATCAACATCATTAAACCAACGACGTACCCAGCCTGGTCTATCAAGACCGCTTAAACGTTCTCTTTTCTGCTGATGCAGTGGGGTACGCTTTGGACGGCTTAGGGCATCCATGTTTTTGGTGGTTTTTTCGTCCATCGAGGGACGAGGCATAATGGAAACTTGCTCATCTGAGCTTGGTGATTGATCTGCATATGCAGTCGGGGGATTTTTTGGTGGTCGCCCAGCTTTTTTAGGGCTACCGTCAGCTAATGTTGCTGTTTTGTGTAAATCATTTTGCGATTTGCTCATTTACTATACTCCTTGTTTATTTAATTGTCAACTATTTTGTTTTGATTAATCCCGACTTTGCCAACTCTTCAAGATATTGCTGTTCGGAGATAATCGGTTCCATTTTTTTCGTCTTGGTATTGAATCGCGTAGTGCTTTTAATCATTTGATCCATAACATCTTGCTCGCTACGACTTAGCATGTCGCGGGATAAACGAGTTCCTTTTGATGGCACACCTGTGCGATTAGATGAAAGAGCGACTTTGTTTGTCATAGTTGCGCGTCCTTTAGGCTGGTTTAATTGGCTAAATTTATTTTTTACATCATCCTCTACCTGCTGATATAATTCTTCAGGTGAAATATTCGGATTTTTTATGCGTATTTCATAATCGCGCTGACAAGCATAGCCTTTCATAACTTCATTCATAGGCGTATCTTCATTGAACCAAGATTTATTACGCTCGATAAATGCCATTGCTTCATCGTCATATTGTTGCGCAGTCGGCTTTTGCAAATCGGGCTTTATTGGCATGGCTTCTACTTCTTTGATCTGCACATCGAATTTATCAACCAATTCAGCGTCACCTAACTCAATAGCTTCTTTGCGATAGCCTTGGAGTTCTTTTATAGTTTTATCGCGCTCACCCTTGCGAATGGTTTCCATAAAACCACCCAAATTATCCATGACACTATTAAGCTTTTTGTTAAGCCGTTTTAAATCTTTAATTTCTTCAGCTTTTCTGTGTATTTCCATAAAAGTATCTGCGTCACGCCATTTCTTGCTATCATCCGATTTAAAATGTTCTTGCGGCTTCCAGCCATGGCGCATTGCTTCTTGCTCTACTTCTGTAAATTCTGAATCAGCATCTACATTAGAATCCGCATCGGTAATTGCAATTGCTTTATCGATAGCATCATCTTGCGTTATATCTACATTTTCCATGTCATCACTCATTTGTAATCTCCTTTACCATTGTAATATCTTCGTCATTTAATACACACCATACAAAGCCATTCTCGTCATATCGTTGCCCTGCATAACGTATAAATCGCACTGTGTCGCCCACTTTTGCCCATGGCTCGCCAGGATAATCATGCCAGGCGCTTTCACCAATTTTTTCAACAATCCCTTCGATAAGGTTTGTAATTTCATTTTCTGTAGTTTGTGAAGAAAGGACAATACCTCCATCACTTTTCAACTCTTTGACCGCTTCAGTAATTCTTACTAAGATACGGGGGCCTGCTGGTCTAAAACTTGTGGTTGTCATCTTTAGACTCCTTTTCTTCAGCATCTTCTTGATAAGTAATTAAATATCTAATTTGATCAAGCGCATCAATCATGCCGCGATATTTGGAATAATTATGCGCCAGGTGATCTTTGTCTGAGATATTAATATTTACAAGATTTTCCATTGCATGACCCATGGCATCATCAATTTCATCTAAAATATTTTTTGTTTCTGGGTGTTGAAGCCATTCTGACTTACTCATTACATACCTCCTTGTGGTTGTTGTGGCATTCCTTCCTGTGGAATTGGTGATTGTTCAGGCATTGGTGGTTGCCCTGGCATTTCTTGCTGTGGAGGAGCAAGCGGTGGTGCAATTGCACCCATTCCTATCTCCATAGCGTTAGCAAGCTGATCATTGTTGACTTCTTGCGAGGACGGATCCATCAATGCTTCAGTTATAAACTGCTGCGCTTCTTGTTCAGGCGCAATACCTAATTTTGCAATCAGATTTGCAATGTCCATGATGGCATCCATTTTCGCTTTGCTGCTTAAACTTGCATTCATGCTTGCCATACCAGCGCTTGTGATCAATTGCGATGCTGTACGCCCTGGTGCAGCTTCAGCTTGCGCTAAGAAATGCGCCGCATGAGCTTCTTCACGTTTAATTTGCGCCATAGTGAATTGATCTGCCAATGTCGGCTCTGCATTTGGATCTTGCGCTGGGACTAATTCTTCAACATCTGGTATTTGCAATGCTTTTAAATAATTTTGACGAATTTTTATTGGGTTAAAGTACGGATCGTCCTTATATTGCATCAAAGCTTCGCCTCTTGCGATGCGTTGCGCGTCGGATGACATGGTGGGATCGGCCACAGGGTAAATATGAACGTTTGGCAGCATATAAGCATCTTTTGTAACGGTAAAAAACTCATTACCATCAGCAAAAACAATATCATCGCTCAAATATTCGCGATTAATGTTAAATAATTTCTTAAATTCTTTTTTCAGAGAGCGTCTAACACGTTTTAAGATTGAACTTTCGACTTTTAAGCCCTGCTCAAGCAATGCTAGCACTGTAACGCCAGGTGAGTTTTGTGTTTTTTCACGACCACTTAATAACTCAGACAAGTTTGCAGTATCATTTCCTGATTTTATGATCAGTTGCAACAATCCCATTAGGACACTTGATGGCTCTCTAACAGGTAATGGCACTATATTAGCTTTCAAATCTTGTCCAGGCGTTGCTTCAACCTTCAACCATTGCCCTGGATTAAGTTTAATCTCGCCTTTTGACATGCGAATGCCTTTGCCAATGAAACCTGACTGGCGATTCGATAATGTACCAGCATCAAGAAGTTGGTTTATAAGCGTATTAATCGTTTCGTTTTGCGGATAGAGCAAAATACCAAAGCCAATTGAATGAAATTTTCCATCAGGAGACCGGATAAAATGAAAATCAGTAAAATATTGCGTAGGTTTGATTTGAGTAACTTCACCATCAACATTTCTAACGATATCATCGACAATATAACCTGCCACAATCCGCATAACTTTCTTCGTTTTTTTCGCAACCGTCACAATGTAAGGCTCTGAATAGCCGTCCTCGTCTAAATCTATGCGGCAATGCTGTTCTAAAAATTCTACTGGCTTTGCATTATCAACAATCGTCGCATTAACAATGTTAACTTCTGATGTGCAAAGCATTGCAAACTCACTGTCATCAAGCTCAGAAAATAATTCTTTTCGCATATATTCTTTTATCTGATAAGGGTATAAATAAATTCTATGCGTAATGCGTGGAGCTTTATCAATACTTGAAATATCTTCATTAACGATAATGTCATCAGGCAAGCACATGATAGAGCGTGGACGTTCCAAGTCTTCATCGTAAAATGTTTTCTTATACATTAATCCTGTGATAGGTAACACATGAAGAAGACGATCCATTTCTCCTTCCCATTCATCATCTTCCACCAAAAGCTGGAATGACATATGCTTGCTTATCAAGTCTGCAATATCTTCCATTTCTTCAACTTTTTTCTGGTCTTCCTGCTTCATCTGTTCGAGAGCTTGCGCTTCTTCAGGCGATTGCGGTGTTTTATTCAATATCAAATTATTAATCTGGCTTGTCGTAGGAATAGCCACTTGCACTAATCTATCGCCCTTGATAATCTCAGGGAAGGCACGAGCTGCGAATTGGATAGCTGCATTTGTAATGAGTGGATATTTGACATTGGCTGCGTTTTCCCAAGGACTACTTTTAGGCTCTACAACTTGCTTGGCAATCTTCATTGCTTTTTCTATTTTTTCTTCCCATTCTGCACGAGAGGATTTGTCTTCTTCATAACCTGCTATAACATCTGTTGCAATTTGCTCAAGTGTTTTTTCTTCAATATCGCCTTCAGTTGCAATATTACTCATATCAATAAAATCTAATAATTTTTTATAAACGTCGCTCATTAGTAGCCTCCAACGGCACTCATGCCGCCGCTTTGTGTTTTAGGGGAATAGGTTTCGGGATCGTCATCGAAAGGTCGTAAAATCGCACATTCTGGGCCGCCCATAATTAAATAGCGGGTTGCGTCCATAAGGTGATCTTCCTTTTTGACAATTTGATTATGCTTGTCGCGTCGATATTTTCTATATTCACGCAACCAATTAGTTAGCGTACTGAATACTTTTATTTTTCCAACGCTCAAGCCTTGGTAAACTTTATAAATTCCTGCTTCGCGAGAGTTGTTGGCTTTTTCAAGCAATAGCCCTTCCTCAAGATAAAGATATAAAATACTCTCACCGTCTTTTTGAGCAGCATTGTCAGCATGCGGATCGCATTGCCCAGGTATCCAATATCCGCGAAGCTTTATAGCTGCTGCATGAATAACTGGTTCAGCTTGACCGCGTAAGTATTCACTGTAGAGATACCACGTAGCTGTTTCGCGATCATATGCGCCCCATATGGCTGCGGTATTATTCCAGCCCACGTCAAAACCATATGCTCGCGGCCAATACTCGGGTATTTCAAAAGGATCTACCTTAATGTCATCTTCAGGAATTGGGTAGACCGCGCCACTACCTAAATCTGGCGTACCTTTAGAACGTGAAGCTCGCTGATGAGCTGGAAGTGCAGCCCATAATTCATCTTTATCTTTTTTAGATAAATGCGGCACATCATCCCAAGAAATTTGGATAAAGAATTTTTTAAATTCCGCATCTTCTGCTTGCTCAAGGAAAGAAAGCACCACATCTGACATACCGATTAATGGCGTGAATGTTGAAATAACCAGACCTTTAACTGTCATCGTCCGCATTAAACATTCGGAGTAAACATCTTGAGGAGGTTCTTCATCAAGCCAAATTACTTGCTTGGCTGTACCCATGAAAGAAACGATACCCTGATCGTATGACTTAAATCCTAAATATGAGTAGCCGCCATTTTTATGTTTGACCACTACGTCCTTAATTGCATCGGGAACACCTAAGCGCGGGGTTGTTTTATGGATCAACTCTTTGGGGATCATGCCTGTGCCAATCTCAACGGTTCGGCCAAGAAGGATGAATTGCAATACGTCGCGAGTAGTTTCGCCAGATTGACCGACCGCCCATACATCAACTGGCCCGTCAAATCGCCTACCCTTCCACCAGTCAGGATAATTTCCTGTCAGCCAGCATGTAACTGCATACGCCGCAGTAAGGGTTTTCCCTACCCTATTTGCGGCGATCATGGCAGCTTCCCGATAGTTTTTTGTGGCCTCCAAAAACTCCATGTGTTTTGGGTAGAGTTCCCGTCTGTGCGGCCCCTTATCAGGAAAAATATTATCGATAAAGTTAAACCTATCCCTCTTGGTCAACTCCTCAATAATTTTTAGAAAATCTTGTAAATCAGCTTCAAAACTCATGGGTTGGCCCTATCAACAATATGCTGAAATGCTTCTTTATCAAACCCCAGCTCGCAGAGCTTTTCTTCTGGCAATAATTGAAGACGGCGACGCGCCTCCATAACCAATTGCTGGGGTGACATATTTTTAAAGTCATCGATGACATGGATTTCTTTGCGCTCACGGTAATCTTCCAAGACGGAACTCATGAGGTACTTGTGCATGGTGGCACTTGCATTACGACCTTTGTCGCCATCAGATATTTTCTTGGCATCGTCTTCATAATGCTTTTGCATGTACTCATAGCCCATTTCCCAGGCATCTTTGAATTCTTTATGGTCGCGCAGCCATGCGTAGAAGGTCATGCGGGTAATGCCAAGTGCTACACAGCATTGCGCTTTAGAGCGGGCTTCATCATTGACTAAAATGGCTAAAAGTTTGGCAGGATAAATATCGGGATCATATTTCTGATTTGGCAATAACTTAGGTATTACTTGTTGAATTGATTCTGCATCCATTGCTAGAAATATTCCCATTTTCAATCATATTTTGAATATAATGTATAAATTTATATCACAAACTATATACAAATGCAATAAAATTCATTAAAATATATTCAAATATAATTTTAGGCAACAGGAGAAAGGAAGCATGGCGACCACAATTACGATTCAAAGCGGAGAGACGACAAGTAATGCGATATCTTTGGGAGGCTATACACTACTAGCCATTACAGGAGGAAGTGCTGCCATTACTGGAACGGCTGTTTCTTTATACACGTGTGACACGGTGAATGGCACTTACATGCCCATGGTTGATATCGATGGAAATGCTATCGCGATAGGTCGAACCACCCTTTACAACAGCGGCCCACAATGGGTTGCATTAACGCCAGTTTTAACGGTGTCAGGTGGGTTTATTAAGCTTGTGAGCGATCAAACCGAAGCGGCTACACGCAACTTCGGCGCAATTATCAAGAATATTATTTCCTAGGCAAAGCGAACGATAATGCACAGGCATATTCAAAGCCATTGCAAGTGGCTGTGGATTTGTCTGGTGCAGTCCATGCCCAACCAAGATAAACCCCATCTGTAATAGGGTAATATATTGGCGTAGTCGTCGTTCTCTCAAGCATAAAGTCTCCACCACCAACAGATGAGTAATTACATTGAACATTGTTAAAATTTGTTGAGTGTCGATCAAAATAGGTCATTCCAACGGTATAAGGTTGGGTTGTATCTGGTGCTCCCGAAGCATCTTGAACTTGCCAACCATCTGGTATATTTTGACAGGCAAAGGTAGTTCCTAATCGCCAACAGGTTAACGATGCGGGACACTCTATTTGATCTGCAAAGAGCGTGCCGGATAATAACAATAAACTTAACGCTAGTAATTTTTTCATGATCTACTCCTATGGTTGCATAATTTCAGAAAAACTTCGTGGACATTTGCATGGCGTATCTAAAAATAATTTTACATGTGCGGCTAGAGTAATTGAGAGTTTGTCTAAGGAAATATTGTGCGATATCCTACTTTCACAATACAAGCATTGAATTTGGTAGGATGCCTTCTCATAAGGTTTAATCTCTATTAGCATTTTTTGCTTACTTTCGCCCATAATAAACCCTTCATGGGCTCTTGGGCTAAGCATATGAGAAGCAATAATACTTCTGAAACCATATACTTCATGAGAGTCGCATTCAGTTGTTTTATTCCCGCAATCCTTGCAATTAATAAAAATAATAGAACCACTTCCCAAATCACATTGTTTTACACCAACATCATGACAGCATTTTTCTACATAATAGCCTTTATCAATCGTTTGGCAATAATCAAAATCTTTTCTATTAATGGAGATAACAACCTCGTTTTCATCAGGGCTAAATTTACCAACACACATACATTTCATGTCGGGCAGCTCAGAGCCGCTTTCCAAAGGAGGAAGGTAACTTGGTAAATCAAATAGCAGCCCACTATCATGCGCCTTATGCAAAGCCTTCCTTTTAGTCTCCGCAAATATGAACATTGCGAGAATATCAGAATCCTTGGTATATTTTGATTTATCAGTTCTTTCAACTAGATATAGGTTCATTTAAACTTCCCTCCTTGAGTTCAATTTTCTTGGCAAGCTCATCTAAAAACTTCCAAAAATTGATAACGCCTTCTAGTCGGAATTTCTCAGCGCATGCCATACAGCATAATAAATTTGGCTTAAATTCTTTAAATACTCCGTTCTCATGAACCAGCTCATCGAGTTCATTATTGGTATCAATCTGGAATATTCTTTTGTCGCCATGAGCGGCATAAAGCTCTTCGGTAACTCGCTCAGCATCATTGGTAACAGACTTGTCGCCTTCGTTCTTATCTTTAATCAGAATAGACTTTTCTGCGATATCAATAATATCATAGCGTGATCGATTACTGATATCGTTAGGTATGAATACATAATCATTGGATAACATTGGGCTTCTCCTGGCTAGGCTCGGTTTCGAAGTTTATCATGGAATCAATCGGCTGATACCCCTCCTTGGCTGCACAAGTCGGGCATAGTGGCATTAAATTATAAAATCCTCTCGATGTTAAATCGTAATAATTTGGGAAATATTCCATCTTGCTTTGCATTATCCCGCAGTGCATACATGTTGAGCCATTTATGCGCCAATCCTTCAATGCTTGGTCATGGGCATTGCGAAAGAATAATTTCTTAAAAAGGTGTTTCATGTCGATTCTCTTTTAAAGCGCATGTCATACATAAACTAATGGCTTGGCGCAAACCACCTTCTATTTTCTCGCCAGGATAATAATCAAATATCCCCCTAGCTTTACAGTTATTGCATTCATCAAAAGGTTTGCAGGTATGGTTTAATAGCTCATTAAAATAACCCATAAAACAGTCGTTATAAGCCTCACTATCTTTGCAAAAGAAATGCATCCCAACACCGCAGAGTTTGCATTTCATATCGACAAGAAAGGCTCCTTTATCAGCAGCCTGAGTAAATTTAATATTAAGCTCTTTAATAGATCCATCCATCCTTTTCTCCATATCTCCATCCATTCTATAACCAAAGATTTTTATTTGGGAACTTTGGCCCAAGACTTACCTGAGTATGGTTTGGCGTTAGCATAAAAGCCCTCAAAATCCATACCTGATCAATATCAGGAGGCGCTTTACCAATGGGCGTAACTTTGTACCTATCGCTAGTTACCATTTTATACCAGGCATCGAATGCTTCATCGTACCATTCGGGCTTGGAAGGCGATTTATTCCGTGCGCCCTGGCCACGCCACACAAGCGGCTCGTCACGCATCTTTTTACGTTCTTGGAAAGGACTGCCATTAACATCAGCCAATCTGGCTTTCATCTCATCTGGAGCGGCCACAATCATTACGTCATATCCACGGCGTGGATCTTCCGGCACTTCACGGTAAGGCCGCTGGTTCTCAACTAGATAAAGGTTTAGTTCCATGGATTACCTATCCTTATTAATCTTCTCAGAAACCATATCAGCTTCTTTAGGAAATAGGCCAATTAAGTGATTGGAGAATCCAAAAATTGCGCTAGGATCTAAAGCATACCAAGGCGCAACCTTATGAAGCCTGTTTTGAAAAGCTTTAATAATATCTTCGCCATAGAAGACAAAACTATAATCTGCGCCATCACCATATGGACTTAAGTTATAAACCATAATAGCTTTTTCTGGCATAGTGGTTGTATCTTTGGGAGTTTGGATTGTGGTTTCCTCAAAATTAAGCCCATAAAAATAATTAAATAGTTTACGTCTATTGAATTTAGGATTGAGAGTATATTTCCAAGAGTTATCGGCAATAACCCATTGCTCATTAAGCCTTTCTTCTACAGCCCCGTCCATATTCAAAATAGCCGTCATGAATTCTTCAACAAAGTGATAAGCCACTGAAGGCTCTTTAAGCATGTCGTAATTAAATTCCATATTATTGCTCCTTGATCTCAAGCAGTGGCATACATTCATGACAGCAACTAACTATTGTAACTCCTTGGCCATGATCAATTATAGCCCCCTGGTTATGATTACAAATTACTGGCATACTCCAGTCTGGCTTCTCAATAGTTATGAAGAAAGTCTGGTTATAATAAACATTTGGTATAGGCTTACAATAATCAACTTTAATTATTGCGGGGTTGCGCCATCCAGCATCGATATTATCCTTGCGTAGGCTCATCTGCTATCTCAATGTATCCATGTTTATTAGCAATCCCTGTATTAACCCACATTCTAGCTTCCTGAAGTCGTATCAAGGCAATAACTTTCTCTTTGCCATCGTCTAGCTCTTGTTCGACGAGAGAATCAATGGCGGTAAATAATTCACGGAAATCGCCCATCAATCCTAACCCTCCAGCATCCACGGTCTTTGCAGAATGGCGCTCTAAGCTCTTTTCATTCATCATTTGTAACATTTCTGGTGTCATAATTACTCTCTTTAGTTAATATCAATACCCTATTAATAATTTTAGCATATTGATTTGGCTTTGGTTGGGTTTTCATCAAGCCATAAGTCTATCAGCTTATCCCTCTCAACCCTCGACTCCAATAGCCTAGCTTTCTGTCTTGCCTTAGTCGCCTTAATTAGGTCTTTTCTCTTGCGAGCCTTAATACTATTACGAGGTCGCTTTCTCTTATGCCCTAAGTGCCAGTAATTACAGCGATGGCATTTATAGGGCTTTAATTCTTTGTCGTTAGGATGAAACCAATCTCTGGCTGTCGTAGCGCTCACTGGAGAGCCATATTTTACTTTAAAGCATAGAGCAGCCACGATCTAATCAATATCTATGGCATGCCCCCGGCGGTTCTTTTTGTAGTCTACCTGGTACCCAAAAGAATCGTAGTATAAAAATATTACTATATATGACATTCTCACACTTCCGCTCTAAATTAAACCCAATATGGATTAATTAATTAATTCTATGATAAACTTATAGAATGTTAGGGAGGACGTTTATTATGGACGAATTTAATATAAATAGTATCTTATATAATCTTAAGAAGGCGGAGCGATATTTTGATGAGATTGCTAGGCTTTGCTCTAACAACTCAAAAATATCTAAAGAAGACTATCTGGAAAACCCAGAGCGAGCCTATTACGCAACTAAGGGCACTGTAGAATTAACCCAAAAGAGCGCTTT